ATAGTAAGTGGGCTAGCAAAAGAAATGGTTCAGTTTGCAACTAAACACATGGAAGACATTAAAATTGGTTTAAAAATGGTTGTCGATTTTGTTAAAGATTTATTCTCTCCAGAAGGTAGAGAAAAAGTTGGCAAACAAATCGCAGAAGGTTTAGGTAAGCTTCTGCAAATGGTTTGGGATAACTTTAGTTTATTTGGAAATAGTGAAGATAAAGCTAAACGTGAGAACGCAGAATCAGATTATGCAAGATCGAATGACCTTGCAGGGGCTGGCATGGATTTCAGCGCAGGCAGCTTTGCTGAAGGCGGAGTTGCTTCAGGTCCAAAATCTGGATATATGGCAAACTTGCACGGTACAGAAGCAGTTGTTCCGCTACCCGACGGACGCAGACTTCCTGTAAATCTTGACTTAAAAATGCCAGATTTTTCTGCAATCATGTCGGAAGTTCAGTCTTTTAGAACTGAAATACAACAGAAAATTAAAGATAAAACAGGTTTGCCTACGGACGAAGATCTAGGTAATATGTTCTCAAGTTTCAAAGATAACCTGTTTGGTAAAGACGCTCCAAAAACTGAAACAGCTGATCCTTCTAAAGATTTAATAACCGAGCTACAACAGTTAAATAAGCAAACAGCGCAGATGTTGTCTTATATGCGTGAAACAACTGATTTCACCAGAAGAAACTTAGATGCAATCCGCGGACTAAATGGAAACCTATTAATTTAATATGAGCTGGAAAAAGTACTTTACCCCTGTCGATACCTCCGGAACTATGAGCCCTATCAGCGGCATGGGCGGTGACAGACCAACCGGCTCACGCCTTAACTATAGTTCCTATTTGCCAGACGTTTATAGCGGACATCCTAATCGTTTAGAGCGTTACGGACAATACGATATGATGGACGGAGACAGTGAAGTTAATGCTGCTCTTGATATTCTTGCAGAATTCTGCACACAAATTAACGAAGAAAATGCAACGCCTTTTCAGATTTTCTTCAAAGATCAAGCTACTCCTACTGAAGTAAAGATTATTAAAAAGTATCTACAGCAATGGACTACTCTTAATAAATTTCAAAAGCGTATCTTTAAAATTGTTAGAAACGCCTTCAAGTACGGCGACTGTTTCTTTATTAGAGATCCAGAAACTAACGTATGGATGTACGTTGATCCGGGTAAAGTTGATAAGATTATTGTCAATGAAAGCGACGGTAAGCAGCCAGAGCAATATGTTATCCGTGACTTAAATCCTAACTTTGTTAATTTAAGCACCACACAAATTTCTCCTAATGCAACTAATGCAGGTCCTCCTACACCTTACAGTGGTGGAGGCGGCGGACAGCGCGGTATGACTGGAACATATCCGACTAATATTGGTAATAGATTTGGTGTAAATCAAACCCAATGGGCTATTAATGCTGACCATGTTGTTCATTTAAGCATGAGCGAAGGCATGGATCAAAACTTTCCTTTTGGAAATAGTCTATTAGAAAGTATCTTTAAAGTTTATAAACAAAAAGAATTACTAGAAGATGCCATCATTATCTATCGTGTGCAACGTGCTCCTGAACGTCGTGTATTCTACATCGACGTGGGTAATATGCCAAGTCACTTGGCTATGAGCTTTGTTGAACGTGTAAAAAATGAAGTTAATCAACGCCGTATTCCTAGCGTAACAGGCGGGGGACAAACAGTTGTTGATAGCAGTTACAATCCATTAAGTATCAACGAAGACTACTTTTTCCCACAAACTTCAGAAGGTCGTGGATCTAAAGTTGAAATTCTTCCAGGCGGTACTAACCTAGGAGAAATTGATGATCTTAGATATTTTACTAATAAGTTGTTTCGTGCTTTACGCATACCTTCAAGTTATCTACCTACCGGGCCTGACGATGGAGGATCTAGTTTTAATGATGGTCGAGTTGGAACAGCCTACATCCAAGAACTTAGATTTAACAAGTATTGCGAACGACTCCAAAGTAACCTAAACGAAGCATTTGATTTAGAATTTAAGAGCTATCTACAGAACAAAGGTATTAACTTTGATCCTAACGTTTTTGAATTACAATTCAATCCTCCACAAAACTTTGCAGCCTATCGTCAAACAGAAATGGATACTGCTAGAATTGCTAGCTACAGTAGTGTTGTTGCAGTTCCTTACATCAGTAAGCGTTTTGCTCTCAAGCGATTCTTAGGATTAACCGCTGAAGAAATGGCAGAAAACGAAGAGCTATGGAAAGAAGAAAACGGCCTAAGTGCAAAAGCACCTAGTGCTAGCGCCGAGCTACGCAGTGGCGGAATTACTAGCGGCGGAATGGAAGGCGATGTATCTGAATTAGGACAGGCTGGTGCAGCCCCAGAAGGCATGCCAGGAGGACCAGATCCTATGGCAGCACCTGCCGCACCGGGACAAGCGCCAGCTGGACAACCTCCAGCCTAACGGATAAATATCCTTATGCTACTTAACGAATTCATTTATTTTAAGCAAAACGAAGGATTGTCTTCTAACGATCGTTATAATCCGTTAGAAGATAATATCAGTATCATTAAATCTAGTGACCTTCGAAAGACTCGTTTGACACTTGGTATGATTAACAGACTGAGAAAAGCAGGCGATGCTAGAGAAAAAGAACAGAAAGAACATTTAGAATTTGTTAAGATTATGTATGCACCACCACCGCCCGAAGCGGCAGCGATGTAATCTGTTCAGTTAATATTTTAGAACAGATTATAAATATTTTTAACAAAAATTTCAACTCTGAGCCTAAAAACTCTGCCTTTTGTCAAAAACGAGTCGTGTTTGGCCTATTTCACATAAGTATTCAGAACTGGCTGTAAATATACACGACAGCCTTGCCAATCTAATTAAGGAGAAACCCGCAATGTCTAACAAGTTTGAACAACTATTAGATCTTCTAGTCAACGAGGAAATGGATAAGGCGAATGAATTATTCCACGAAATCGTTGTAGAGAAGTCTAGAGAAATTTATGAAAATATGATCGCCGAAGAGGCGGAAGATGAAGAAATGGATGAAGCCATGGAGTCCGATGAGGACGACGAAGAAATGGACGAATCCGCAGACCAAGCAGTCGAAGAAGAAACAACATTAGAAATCGGCGGTGACGCTGGTGATGATTTTGCTTCCGACGTAGCTGATGCCGACGCAATGGGCGGCGAGCTAGGTGGTGACGACGAAATGGGCGGTATGGACGGAGACCTAGGCGCCGAAGGCGAAGGTTCCGAAGAACAAAGAATTTCTGATCTAGAACAAGAACTAGAACAATTAAAAGCTGAATTCGAAGCCCTAATGGCTGATGAAGAAGGCGAGCCAGCACACAATGATGGCGAAGAAGATCCTGAATTTGGCGGAATGGCCGATGACGAAGAAGGCGAAGACGACGGTGAAGAAGCCGGCGACGATGAAGAAACAGACGAACAATTCATGCGTGAATATGTTGAGACTGTTTCCGCTGGTCACGGTGCCGACAAAAAAGGTAAAGGTGAAGACGGTGGCACAAACACAAAGAGTGTTGGCCTACAGAATCCAAAAGGACGTCCAACAACAACAGCTAGCGCACATAACATCTTAGGTGGTAAGGGCGGAGAAGCTGGTATCAAAGGCGGAGAAGGCCTAGTTGGCGGACAAAAAGGTGAATTCACTAGCGACCACTTGAACAAACCAGGTGGATACAAAGGTGATGCATTTAGCAAGAACGGTGCAGGTCATGGCGCTGAAGGTAAAGCACAACGTGGCGAAGGTCGCCCAGTTGGTGCAGCTACTGGCGGTAAAGCAGCTCAAACAGGTGCTGTTAATACCAAGAGCCCAGCAGACCGTATGCAATAATAGGAACTCGGGATGCTATATCTAAGAGAACATTTAAGTTTTGATCAGGCTAGAGTTGTTCTAGAATCTGACGGGAATGAAGGCAAGAACCTTTATCTAAAGGGTATTGCTATTCAGGGTGGGATTAGAAATGCTAACCAGCGTGTCTATCCTGTCTCCGAGATTACCAACGCTGTCAAAACTCTAAATGATCAGATTCAAAACGGTTATAGTGTTCTTGGAGAAGTTGATCACCCCGATGACTTAAAAGTTAACCTGGACCGTGTATCTCATATGATTGTTGATATGTGGATGGACGGTCCAAACGGTTATAGTAAGATGAAAATCTTACCAACACCAATGGGCAACTTAATTCGTACGATGCTGGAAAGTGGCGTAAAACTTGGCGTAAGTTCTAGAGGTAGCGGAAACGTTAATGACGGAACTGGCGAAGTAGCTGACTTTGAAATTATTACAGTAGATATCGTTGCTCAGCCTAGTGCGCCCGGAGCTTACCCTACTCCAATTTATGAACACCTGATGAATAGTCGTGGTGGTAATAAAGCATTTAGGGTGGCGCAAGAGGTGAAAGAAGATCCCAAGGCCCAAAAGTATCTCCGCGAGGCGATGCTTAACATTATAAATGGCTTAAAAGCCTAAGGAGACAAAGCAATGTTGGACGCATTCAAACAGCTGGTCGAGAGTGGAATGATTTCT